GGTAAGGAATATGTTATTACAATAGCAGAAGTGGAAAGAAATTTATGATTACAGTAGTAGACGTAGAAACATCTTGGCAAGTTACAAATACAGGTGGGTATGATCCATCACCTTATCATCCTGATAATATATTAGTTAGTGTGGGTATAAATGATGAGTATTATTTTACAAATCATTCTGAGAGAATAGATAAAGGTTGCTATCATAATATACAATCTATACTTGATAAGACAACATTATTAGTAGGTCACAATATAAAGTTTGATTTAATGTGGTTGCTTGAAGCTGGATTTAAATATAAGGGTAGAGTATATGATACTATGCTTGGGGAGTATATATTAAATAGAGGTATAAGAAAAAGTTTAACATTAGAAATGTCTTGTAGAAGAAGACGTATTGGTTCTAAAGATAGTCGTATAAAAGAATTTACAGATAGGGGTATACCTTTTCAAAACATACCAGTAAATTTAGTTGAAGAGTATGGTAGAATGGATGTTCAAATAACTAGAGATTTATTTAATTCACAGATGGCAGATTTTAGAATGCCAAAGAATAAACACCTATTGATGACAGCTAAAATGATGAATGAGTTTTTAATTGTGCTATCTGATATGGAAGCCAATGGTATTAATATAAATTTAGAAGAGCTAGCTAAAGTAGAAAAAGAATATAGGGCAGAGTTTGCATACTTAAAACAAAAGATAGATAAGATTGTATATAAACAAATGGGAGATACTAAAATTAATTTATCTAGTCCTGAACAATTATCTTGGTTGATTTATAGTAGAAAGCCAAAAGATAAAAAACATTGGGCAAAGATATTTAATGTAGGTATAGATAAAAATACAGGTAAAAATAAAAGACGACCTAATTTTTCTAGATTGCAATTTAGAAATCTAGTTGCAGAAAACTCTGAAAAAATATTTAAAACTGTTGCTGAACAATGTCATACTTGCAAAGGTAAGGGTGTAATTAAAAAAATAAAAAAAGATGGTAGTCCATATAAAAATTATACTAAGTGTGAAATATGTGAGGGTGATGGCTATACATATGCTAGTATGGGTAGAGTTGCAGGATTCCAACAAAGACCTAGAAGTGTATATGATATTGCAGAAGCTGGATTTAGAACAGACAAACTTACATTAACTAAAATAGCAGGTGAAGCAGAGGGTGAGTTTAAAACTTTTATAGATGCTATTGTACGACACAATGCAGTTGATACTTACTTACATACATTTGTTGAGGGATTAAAAAATTTTACAAATGAAAAAGGTTTTTTACATCCTAAGTTTATGCAAGCTGTTACGGCTACAGGTAGACTATCTAGTAGAGACCCAAACTTTCAAAACCAACCTAGAGGTAAAACGTTTCCTATTCGTAAAGTTGTATCATCTAGATTTAAAGATGGTAAGATAATAGAAATAGACTTTGCACAATTAGAATTTAGAACTGCTGTATTTTTATCACAAGATAAACAAGGCATGGAAGATATAAAAAATAAAATAGATGTTCATCAATACACTGCAGATATTATTGGTGTATCAAGACAAGATGCAAAGGCACATACATTTAAACCTTTGTATGGTGGTACAACAGGAACTGAAGATGAGAAAAGATATTACACTAAATTTTTAGAGAAGTATAAAGATATAAAAACTTGGCATGAAAAATTACAAAGCGAAGCTATTAGATTTAAAAGAGTTAAACTACCAACAGGTAGAGAATATTCTTTTCCATATGCTGAACGTACACCCTGGGGTGGATCTACATATGGTACTCAGATAAAAAATTACCCTGTACAGGGATTTGCTACGGCAGATATTGTACCATTAGCTTGTATAAATATTTATAATTTAATGAGAGAAAAAAAAGTAAAAAGTTTATTAATAAATACAGTACACGATTCTATTATCGCAGATGTATATCCTGGTGAAGAAAGACTTATGACTGATATTTTTAATAAAGGAACTGCAGATGTAATACCTGCATTAAAAAAGTATTATGATATTAATTTTAATGTACCACTTGACACGGAACTTAAAATAGGATATGATTGGTTAAATATGAAGGAGGCAATATGAGAAAAACAATAGAAGCTCTTGAGACTTTAGATGAGTACGATGATTCAGATTATGGTGCTTATTTAGAATACACAGAGCTAAAAGATAGATGCATGATAGAACCCTCTACGATGTATATAGATGAGAGCCATGAGTTTCTTAGTACGTTTAAATACTTTGCACACTCAGATGGTTTAGAAATAAAAGTAATAAAAGGAGATACAAGAATATGTTAGATATAATTAACATCTTATTTTCTGTAATAGGATTGTGGGTTTTAATAGGTTTTTTTATTGATCCATTTATAAAATAATGCTTGACTTTTTTGTAAAAATGTGGTATATACAAACTAATAAAATGGAGGACAAATGTCTGATAATCAACTAACAAACATAAAAGGAATGTCTGATGAACAAATCATGCAGGCAATTGGTCAAGATGATGGATCTAACATGGGTATTAACATACCTAGATTAGCTATCAATCGAACACCTGAAGATGACGATGGTAATCAATTACCAGTTGGTCATTATTACACTTATGATTCAAATATAGGTCAAAATATTTATGGTAAACCCGTAACATTAAGGCCATTCATAAGTGCAATGCAATACATGCACTACGATGCTGACAAAGGAGAGTATGTAAATAGATCTATTATATTTAAAAGCTGGAAAGAAGAGGCTATAGATATTTTAGGTGGAACTAAATGTGGCAAGATAGCTTACAAAGAAAGAGCAAATCTTACACCTGAACAATTAGAACAGCAAAGAACTATTAGATGTTATAAACTTATCTATGGTTTATTATCTTTTAAAGATGGTAAAACTGCACAAGGTAAAGATCATTCAGTAGAAAATTTACCTGTTCTATATAGAGTAACAGGTACAGCATTCTCACCAGTAAGTGCTGCGTTAGATCAATTGAAGAAAAGAAAAAAACTTATGTTTAATTCTACTCTATCACTTGAAACTAAACGTCAGAAAAAGGGTGGCAATGTATTCTACGTACCTGAAATAATTGTAAATGCTGATGCTAATTTACAGTTGTCAGATGCTGATATGGAAACTTTAAAAGTATTCCAAGAGTCTATTGATACAGAAAATGAAGAGGTTATTGGTTTATATAATAAATCTAAATCTAATAGTCCTACTGGATCAGATTCTGTAGATGCTAAAGTTGTTGAAGAACTTGATGACAAAGTACCTGAGCAGGTGCTTGCTAGTTAATGAGTGATATACTTATTAAAGTACAAAAGTATCTAGACAAGGTGTCTAAGAGTCCTGTACAAGCAGACAAAAAACTTGTAGAGGAGTTTGGTGAGGCGTGTAAAAACGCCTTACTAAAACAGTTTACTGATGACAGAAGATCTAAGTTTGAAATTAGAATGTCTAATGCAGGTAGACCTCTTTGCCAATTACAGATGGAAGCTAAAGGTGTAAAGGGTGAAGGACAACCTTACAATGTAAAAATAAGAAATACATTTGGTGACCTCATTGAGGCACTAGCTTTATTTATTATGAAATCAGCAGGAGTAAATGTAAAGAATGAACAGAAAAAAGTTACGTATGAATTTGAAGGAAATAAAATTGAAGGCAAGCAAGATGTTGAAATTGAGAACAAGATATGGGATATTAAAAGTGCATCACCATATTCATTTGATAAAAAATTTGGAGAAGAGGGTGGATTTCAAGAAGTTGTTAGGGATGATACCTTTGGTTATGCATCACAAGGTTTTTTATATAGCGAAAGTCAGAACAAGGATTTTGGAGGCTGGATAGCAATTAATAAATCTACAGGTGAATGGGCTGTTTGTGAAACACCTAAACTTGTAGAGCCATATAAAAGTGAAGCTATAAAAAAAGCTAAAGATAATGTAAAAGCAATTAAAGATGGTATACCTTTTAAGAGACAGTATGATGCTATTGAAGAAACATTCAGAGGTAAACCTACGGGTAATAAAGTTTTGGGCTTAGCTTGTTCATTCTGCCCATACAAACTTCCTTGTTGGGGAAGTAAATTGCAGTTGTTACCACAACAGCAATCTAAAGGTAAGAACCCTAAATGGGTTTGGTATACGGAGGTTAATAATCCTAAACAGGAGGAAGAGTCTGCGTAACTGGGTGAGTATTAGTTTTGAGGGGTCTAGTGCTCACCTTTACCGACTATGTATTGTTTAATAATAAAAGATAATGATAAGTGGAGAATATTTACAAATGAAATATGGGACTCAGAAAAAGAAGCAACTGACTATGCCAAAAGAAATAAATTTAAAAAGTCTATTGAATGGAAAGTTGTACCGTTTGATTACAAATATTTTAAAAAACTATGACAAAAAAATTTGATAAGTCAGCATTTAAAAATGCTATAAAAGTTTTAGTAACACCTTGGGAAAAAGGTTTTACCTGTGGAATTGTTATGGATTCTAGGACTAAGATGACCACAGAAGAGTACGAATTATGTTCTACAATTGCTAGAGGCATGATAAAGATGGCAACTACTGACCCTCATTCTACGTTTCTATGGGGCCTCCGTGGTTTTGCTGATGACAAGAAAACTGATAACAATGATCTAACTATTAACTCTATAGCAGAGTTTGATGATGAAGATAATGTTATTGATTTTCTTGAATTTTTAAAACAGAAACGTGATAAGGAGTTAAATTAATGGCAACACATGTTGTAATAGGTGACCCTCATTGCACACCTAAAGCAAGCAATGAAAGATTTCTGTGGGCAGGTAGGCTAGCCTCAGATGTAAGAGCTACACATATTATCTGTATGGGTGATTTCTGTAGTATGGATTCTTTATCTTCGTATGATAAAAAGAAAAAATCATTTGAAGGTAGAAGATATCAAAAAGATATGGAGCATTCGCATGAAGCATTATCTTTGTTTAATAAAGGTTTAGGTAAATTTAAAGGTAAGAAGATTATGCTACATGGTAATCATGAGGATAGAATAGATAGGTTTGTAGAAGAAAATCCTGAACTAGATGGCACTTTAAAAATTAGTGATCTTAAATTTAAACAATATGGTTGGCAAGAGATACCTTATAAAAAATTTAAAGTTGTTAATGGTGTACACTATGCTCACCATTTCCCATCAGGTATAATGGGCAGTGCTATATCAGGAGAAAATATAGCAAGAAGTCTCTTGACAAAACACAAAGTATCTGCTACAGTAGGCCATAGTCATTTATTAGATTATGCTACATCTACTTTGCCTAATGGTAAGAAGTTACATGCTTTATCTGCTGGATGTTATTTAAATCACAAAGAACATTTTGCTAGAGATACTCAGCATATGTGGTGGAGTGGTATTGTAGTTAAAAGAGAAGTCACTAATGGTTCTTATAATATTGAAACTATTGACTATAATGCAATAAGGAGAGAATATGGTAGACGATAAAGTTAATTCACCTGCACACTATAAGTATGGTAAAAAAGAAACTATAGATGTTATACGAGATTGTATGACAGATGATGAATACCATGGGTACTTGAAGGGCAACGTTTTGAAATATGTTGCTAGATATAAATTTAAGGGAGAGCCTTTACAAGATTTAGAAAAAGCTCAATGGTATTTAAGTAGATTAATAAAGGAGGTTGAATGACACATGGTGAGAAGATGTCTTTGTATGGTAAGATTATAGCACTACAAGAAGTTATGATACATACACAGAATGAAATAAATAAACTAAATAAACAATTACAGGAGGCAGACAATGGGAGCAATAAAGCAAGCGTTAATAGAAGTAGATGATATGGTTTGTAACTGTTTAAATACAGGTAGAACCTTGAATCAAACGATAAGAGATTTAAGAACAGAGTTTAATAAAAAAGGTAGAGATAATCCTTATTTGTTAGATGAAGATTTAATAGAAGATAAATACTATGCATTTAGAGGTTCAGAATGAGTGTAAGAAAACATTTAGTAAAAGCATTAGCTAGAAAATATGAAGCTGAAATAGCACAAGCAAAAGCAACAGTAGAAATATATCTTGATAATTCTGTAGGTATAGGTGAACATCCACAACATATAGAAGAGTTAGATAAATTATTAACAAGAATATCAAATGCACAAGAAAACTTAGATACACTAGGTAAGCATTTTGATTACGATGATATACCATTTTAACAGGAGGATAGATGGAAAAGAAAGAAGAGCAAAAGAAACAACAAACTACCCCTAGAACTTACATAATAAGTTCTGAACAACTTATGGATATTATGAGATATTTAATGACTAGACCCTACGGTGAAGTTGTTAAACTCATGAATGCTTTATCTGTATTAACACCATATAGTGGAGGCAATACAGATGACCGAAAAAAATAATTTAGATAAATACACTGGTATACTATTTGAATTAAAAATAGGTCTTAATAAAGATAATGCAATTGTTATTGATTATGGTGGTAAGCCTGTTACTAAAATTAGAGAAGCACTTAAAGGCTATCCTTATCATGGTAATTTATGTGCTGCTGTAATCAATCATGCAAATGCTGTAGGAAGGAAATTACAAGATGACATCAAACAACTTATACAAAAAGTTTAGATATTACTTTTGGCACAATCCTATTATGAATAAATTTGAGGGTTGGGCTAGTTCATTGAGTACTTGGTTTTGGCAGAAACGATGGGGTGATAGAGACCTTTATCGTTCTGTCCAAAAAAAAAGACCACCTGACTAAGAAGTCAAGCGGTCTTCGTGTTGCCTGCTAGGGGAGTCTATTAATTTAGGCTTCCCTTTTTTATTGCAAGCTATCCATTTGTTCTGTTATTGGTTTCTTTTTTGGTAATAAAAAATTTTCTGTTTGGAATACTGGTTGTATTCTATTCTTATAAACATTACTTAATAAATTAGTATAATTAGGGTTCTCTGCATATACAGACATACCCTTAAACATTTCATTAGGCCCTTTATCAATTGCTTTTAAGGCATCTCCGTATCTTTCATCTGCTTTAACTAAATTTATAAAAGCCCTAATGCTACCCTTATTATCTTCAAATCTTCTAAGTTTAGCACCACCTGATGTAGGTAAAAATTCTTGCTCACCAGTTGCGTGTATTCCAAAAAAATTATTAGCTTTATTTGCAGTATCTGCACCTTTAAAATTAAAGTTACCTGTCTCTACAGCTGCAACTGTAGCAATAAATGATGTTGGTATTTTTCTTTCAAGAGAACCTTCAGGATACTCTGATTTTACCTCATCAACTACCTTTATAAAGTCTTTTGTTTTTGTTATATCTGACATAGCAATAGTTATAAATAAAATTGCACTAGCAATTCCAAGCCCTAAGAGCTTTATTAATTCTAGAATTTGGATCATTAGCTGTTTTTTTAGATGTTAATTTCTTTTTCATTCCCTTCATACGGGCACAGAAACTAGCTCTTCTTTTGTTTCCTACTT